CTTATCAACAACAGGATTCTGGTTTAGAATATTTGGTTATGGTATTTGCATCAGTTATCTTGTAAACCCTTTGTATTTTCTTAAATCGGGTTCAAAAGTTAATTTCTTAAAAATAGGTAAAATTTACATTTATCTTTTGACTAACAAAAATTAACCGTGGAGCATATGAGAGACATTTTATTTTTAAATATACAAACAACAGGATTTTGCTTTAGACTATTCGGTTATGGTATTTGCATTATTTACTTAAAAAAATCTTCTAGTTATTTTGATAGTTATTTTAATAAGTCTAATCCTGATGTTAATTTCTTAAAAATAGGTAAAATTTACATTTATCTTTTGACTAACAAAAATTAACCGTGGAGCATATGAGAGACATTAAAATAAGAGACTCAAAAATAACTATCAACGATACGCGGATTTACGAGTCTGGCGGAGATATTCATATAATGTACAATGCTAACAAATTTCAAATAACCGATAAAAAATTTTTTTGCTATCATAAATTTACCGACAAACAAAAATTAGAATTAGAAAAACTAATATTAAATTTTGTGGCAAAAATTATTATGACAGAATGAAATTAATAAACAATTTGACTAACAAAAATTAATAAATATTATGAAAGAGCAAAATTTTTTTGCAAAGTTAAGTAATTCAAGTGAAGTTATGGAAGATTTAGAGGATTTATCAACTGAGGAAATGAAGAAGCTAGTAGGCTATATAATGCCAATACTTGAAGCTGAAAAAATTACACCTTTAAGTAAATCTAATATAAAATCTATTCTTTGGAATTACAAAGACAATTTAAATAAAAAAATTCAAGAAAAGTTAATCAAGGAAAGTTATGACAAATCAAAACAAAACTAGAGATAGTTTCATATTTTATCGCAGTTTTTTTTCTGCTACAAAACACTTAAATCAGGTCGAAAAAGCACAACTTTTTGAGGCTATTTGCTCCTATGCTTTAGATGGAAATCTAAGTTTATTAGAAGGAACGCCTCAAGGTATGTTTGAGCTAATAAAACCGCAACTTGATGCCAATAGAAAAAGGTTTGAAAATGGTTGTAAAAAAAAGCAAAAGATAAGCAAAACCGAAGCAAAACCGAAGCAAAAAATAAGCAAAGATGAAGCTAATGTAAATGTAAATGTTAATGTAAATCATAATGAAGAATGTAAATCAAAATCAGAATCAGAATTAAAATCTAAAATAACAATTAATCCAATTTATAAAAAACTATCAGATGGTTTATTATTTATTTTAGAAGCAAAACTTCAAAGAAAGTTATCTTCTAAAAATTGGGAAGATGAAATTAAAAAATTAATAGAGAAAGATTTATCAGTTAGACAAAATCCAATCGAAGATGTAGTGCAAGCAATACAAACAATAGCAAATAATTATGGTAAAGAATATTTTCCAGTTATTCAATCAGCTAAAAGCCTGAAAGAAAAATTTACTAAAATTGAGGATTATGTCAAAAGAAACTCACAAGGTAAAAATAATCAATCATCAGCATTAGACCAATACAATTCAATATTAAACGATTTAAACGGAGGTTTCCATGAATAATTTACTAGAAGTTAAAAACGATATACTCAAGCCATTGGAAGAAAATGAGCTTAAAGAAAAACTAAATAAAAAAGTTGTTTTAAAATATGTTTCACAAATGAGAATCGACCAAAATGTTTCTATTACTGAATCAGATTTTAAAATTAAGCTTCAATTGATTTTTGATGAGTGTGGTAATTTAACAAACAATCAATTTATTGACAATTGCAAGACTCTTTTAAGAAAAGATTTATATAATAAAATACCTCCTGCATTTAGGTTTAAAGATCCGCACGCAGACGGCAACAAACCTAGTTTTTTAAGTCAATATAGACATTTATTGGATAAATAACATGGAACAAGAAAATTTCAATCAAGAGATAGAAGAAGCCTTATTAGGCACTATTCTTTCAAATAACATGTATTTGTTAAAATCACCAAATCTTGAAGCTAAACATTTTTACTTCGATGATTATCAAAAGATTTTCGAAGAAGCTATTAAAAGAATTGGAGCTGGTGAAGTTGTTGACTTTAGAATTATTTCAACATTTGTTAAAAATAACGGAATTGATACTAAAATCATAAAAAACCTGTCTAATGCTACTAGCGGATTAGCTGATATGGAATCTTATTCAAATGAAATAATTAGATTATGGCAAATAAGAGAGCTAAAAAAGATATTAACTTCGATAATAAGCGATAAAACAAGCGATTTTAATGCTATTAAAACAAAATTAGAGGGAGACATAGCCGACATATCAATAAACATGTCTAATCAGCCTAAAAAGATTGATAAAGTTATTGATGATGTTTTATCTAATCATCAAAAAGAATTAATCTTTACAGGCTTTGATAAATTAGATATTCTAACTGGAGGCTTCGAGCTTGGTAATTTAGTTATTATCGGGGGCAGACCATCAAGCGGTAAGACTACATTTTGTTTAAACTTTGCTAAAAATGTTTCTTTGAGTCATGGAGTTTTATTTTTTTCAATGGAAGTATCCGACAAAAGCTTGGCAAGAAAATTTCTAAATGAAACAACTGGAGCGAGTGCTTATAGATTAAAAATCGGGGCAACAACCGAAGCGGACAAACTCTCAATAGAAAATAATAGGCACACTTGGAAGGATTATAATTTAATTCTCGATCAAGAAAACGGCATAAATCTTTTAACAATCAGAAGCAAGATTAAGCGGGCAATGCTTAAAAATGATATTAAAATGATTTGTATTGACTATTTGCAATTAATCGCAAGCTCTGGTAAAGAATTTTCAAGAGAGCAACAAATATCAAGAATTGCTGAGGGTTTAAAGAAAATAGCAAAAGATTTCAATATTGTTGTTGTGGCTTTATCGCAATTATCAAGAGCTGGTGATTCGAGAGAAAATAAAAGACCAATTCTAAGCGATTTAAGGGACTCAGGAGCTATAGAACAAAATGCGGACATAGTTATGTTTACACATAGAGAAGAATATTTTTTAGAGCGAGAAAAAGTTCCCGAACACTCAAAACATTATGGCGATTGGCTTAAATGCTATAATAATGTAAAGGGTAAAGCGGATATAATTGTTTCTAAGAATCGCGAAGGTGAATGCGGAGACATTTTATTTAACTTTAACGGCAAAAAAAGCAAATTCTGGGAGGCAAATGAGTCATATTAAACACATACTTGCGAATGTTGTTGAAAATGCAAGTAAAGCAAAACTTTATCATCACAACAGAGATATTTTTTTAAAATACTTCGACAGTGTTGAGCAATACGAAGCTTTAATATCGGCGGGTAATTTTAAGAAAATCGACGAAATTATTAAAAAAAACTCATCTTTTAACTTAGATGAGTTTATTATTAACTTTAAAAACTAAAAAATATGACTGAAACTACAAAAAAAGAAATAAAAAAATTGATAAATGATCTTTCAGATACGGTTTACGAAAAAATATCTACAGCAGAAGAGACCTATTTTGTAAACGATGATGTTGAAAACCTGCTTTATAAAATTGGGATTGTAATAAATAATGACATATTGATTGATATGTTTAAAAAACCAAAAACAATTGAAGAAATTGTAGAAGAGATTACAGAAGATAAATGCCCTGAAGATTTTGAAGAACTTGAGGAGATAGAATCTGAAAGGGATGCGGATAGTGAACCAAAATATGTTTATGTTGTCCAAACAATGAAGCATATTCCGACTGGGAAGTTTTATCAATTTTCAACGCAAAGTTCTGGAGACTGTTATTTCAAAGCTGAATTTATGGGAGAAGTAATCCAAAAAGAAATTATAACAACTCACTGGGTAAAAAAATAAAAGGAGAGATTTGAAAATTCTATTAATCGAGGATTCCGAAATACTAACAATGTTATTAAAACATCAAGCCAGAATATTAAAGGTTAATTTAACTTGTGTTGATAATTTTGTTGATGCAATTATTGAGCTTAAAAATAATATTTTTAGCTTCATCATACTCGATAATTTTCTTGAGAAAGAAGATATAAAAGGAGTTGATAAAGCCGAAACATTAAAAGGTTATTCGCAGGCAAAGATTATTCTCTCGAGTGCGGATAGCTGTATTATTAAGAATGAGTGGATTGACGAAGTAATTCCGAAATCACAATTAGAATTAGTGAATGTTATTAATTTAAAGTAAAAATATATG